TTTTAATATATATTATAAAGTCTTTCTTCTCTTTATCGTTTTTTATAATCATGTATTCACACCCTTTTATTTTATTACATAAATATGATAACTTAAATTCTTCGTCTTTATTGCATTTATAGCACCCACATCTATTTTCTAAAAATATTTCAAAGTCTTTTTCTCTCTTTACTACAGATAACCTCAATTTGTATAACATTAAAAATATTGATGGTATTAAAGTAATACATAACACAATATATAATGCAATATATAATGCTTGAAAATATATCATTTATTTTATTTTTAGAATAAATAAATCATTTTTTCATATTATAATAATATACCTAAACACCCATTATTATTTTTAACATTTTATCATTTTTATTTGTATTATTAGAAGATACATCTATTATTTCATAAGCTATATCATTATCAAAAACTCCTGAAAAATTACAAATTGGGCATTTATAAAAAGATAAAAGCTCTCCTTCTTCATCGTATAAAATACCATCTATACATTTTTCACACATACATTTATGACCACATACAAATGTATATGTTGCTTTTTCATTATTACATATACTACAATCATCGTCTGCTATTGCCAAGTTTTCTGTTCTATTTCTTAATTTTGACAATACATTCGAATATATCAAATATTTTTCACGATTATTTTTTTTATTTTTGTTAATAAAATATTTATATTCATTTTCTTTAATTATATTATTATATATATTGTTACTTTTATTATTTATAAATAGTTGATATATATTTGGATAATTATATTGAAGTAAATTTTTAAATTCAATTATTGACGAAGGTATATTTTTTAAAATACTTTTTTTTTCATTTATTAACCTTTTTCGCAGAGATACTTTTTTAACAATATTTTCTTTATTATCAGTATATTTTATAGGTTGAATAAAAGATTTAACATTTTCATCATCATTTTCCAATTCCATTTTAATTTTTACATAATTATATTCATAATTAGTATTTTTATCATCTGTGTCGTCAATTATAATTGTTGAAGAATCAAAAATTGGAATAGGTTTTATATTGACAACACTATTAACATTATCGCAAAAAGGACAATTCGTTGCTATTAATGAACATTCGTTACACATACATTTATGACAACAATCTTTAAATATATGTGTTGCTTTTTTATTCATACACATAAAGCAATCATTCATAACAATATTATATCTTATTAAGTTTTTTCTAATAATATTTATGTTATTTACAATTTTAAAATAATCACCTTTATTATCGACAAAATTACAATATTCTATATTAATATTGTTTAATTTATCTGATATAACAGTATGATGATTGCTTGATATATTGTCGTCATCGATAAAAGCATCATTTATAAATACTTCATATAGTAAAGGATAATTATTTTGAATTATTGCATGTATATTATTAATTATTTCATATACATCACTATTTTTTCCACTATGTGAATTATTTATTGTTTCATCAAGAACTCCTCCTTTTTTTTTATTAAATCTTATAGATTTATAATCCTTGACATTATATATTTTATTTTTATATCTAAAATATTCTATCGTACAGTTTTTTTTTCTATAAATATTTGTATTTTTTCCATATAATATTTTTCTATAATGATATTTATAATCTGTATTCATATATCAATGTTCGTTATTATATTTAAACATATTAAATAATAAAAACATTATACCCCAATAATTATTGAAGATGTTAAAAGTATATTTAAAAATTATATCTTATTATATTGTAAATATGAAAAAATACAATAATAGAGATTATCTTTCGAAACATCCTCGTACAAGATTAAATAATAAGTATCATACTCCAGTACAATCAATACAACCACCGCCTCCACCGCAATACCCACATACGCATTTAAACACACAAGTTCCTATACAACCGCCCGTAATAAAAGAAAGCATGATGAGCAATATTGCAGGATCTGTTATTCAAGGGATTGCTTTAGGTACTGGTTCTCAATTAGCATCTAGAGGTATAGATGCAATAATGGGTTCGCGAAAAATAGAAATAATAGACAAACCCGTTGATAACTGTATAAATGAAAATGATGTATTTATAAAATGTGTTAAAAATAATGATAATGATACAACACAATGTAGAAACTTATTTGATTTATTAGATAAATGTAAAAAAATTGATATTAAATAAATATAAAAAATTATTTAACATATAAATACAATATGAAACTTACAACTCTTCAAGTAGAATATAGACATCAAAAATTAGATTTATCATTATTGGAAAAACCATTGAAAAATAAAGGATTAAGAGGGCAAATGCTATAAAAAGCACTTTGTATAGAAAACAGTTCAAGACTAATAGATATGAAGGATGGTGAACTTAAATGTTTTACAAAAGGTCAAAGTATATGTATTACAAGTTTAAATCATTGTCTAAATGATATATTGGAATTTTGTCTAGATTTTGAAAAGTCTAAAGTTTTATCAAAAATAAAAAATGTTATATATGTAGCATATGGAAATGACGGTAAATTCTTAAAATGGAAAACTATTAATTTGATAGATAATTATGAACTTTATATAAAATTAGAAGATGATTATAATTATATTTCAGATGAAATAAAAAACGCATATACAAATATTGACAGACTTAAAACAATAACAGGACCAAATAAACTTTTACAAATTAGATCAAAAGCAAGTAAGCGTAAAGACGGTACTTACAAATTATTAAAATATAATGATATAACATTATATAAATCTGGTATGGCTTTTTATCTTTGTAGCAACTATGTTTCAGAAAATATTATACATAATCATTAAATAACAATTTTTTACATTTTTTTAACTGTTTTATCTTGTGATTTTTTATCGTCAGTTTTATCTTGCGATTTTTTATCAGACTTATCTTCTAATTTTTTATCAGACTTATCTTCTGATTTTTTATCAGACTTTTTATCGTCAGTTTTATCTTGCGATTTTTTATCAGACTTTTTATTGTGAGACTTATTTTGCGATTTTTTATCAGACTTATCGTAAGATTTTTTATCAGACTTTACATCAGACTTATCTTCTAATTTTTTATCAGCTTTTTTATCATACTTTACGTCAGAATTACTAGATTTTTTACTATTTTTTTTTTCGTTATCAAGATGTTCTTTTCTAAAGAGTTTGAGAGAAACAAACATATTATTGTATTTAATATGTTCTAATCTTGAACCTGATATTTTGTATATACATCTCATTACGCCAAAAACATCTTTTTTTATTTTTGTTTTTAAACTTGATACACTAATTAATCCTCCTTCTTTTTTCTGTATTTTTGAAACATGTTTAACAGTATGACGTCTCTTAAATTTTTCAATACTTTTCAATACATCATTTATAGTTTCTAAATAAAGAGTTTTATAATTATAAAAAATATATGGGCGAGGATTATCATTATGAGAATTAGAATAATAATTTTCAGGTTTAACTAAATTATTTCTTCCCTTTATAGAACTATTAGCATTATTATAATTATTAAGAACAATATGAATAATAGGTATTATATTTTCGTATTCAAAATATTCATATTTTTTCTTATATTCGTAAAATATGTAATTATATAATTTTGTTACATCGCGCGTTAAATAATAATTATAATTATCCGATGTTTCGTAAAAAGATATTTCTTCTTCGTCCATTTCTTCGTGCATTTTTTTAATTTTTATATTATTTATAACATTCGTTAATTTTGCTATTTCAACAATAGCTTTTTTTCTATTTTCAGGTGTTGATCGTGCACCTAAATCAAATATAACATTTAAAAAAGAATTATCGGCATAAATAACTCCTTCGTCGTCCTTATCTACAATTTTATGATAATTATCAAAATTTGACAAAAATATCATCAAAAATAATAAATCATCTCTATTAGCTAAATCATTAAGTAAATTATTGTTAAACATATAATTTGTATTTTTTAAATTAATATTGAAAGGAGATTCTCTTAAACTTTGCATTAAAAAATAAATATAACTTGTATTTAGTGTAGATTCAAACCAATGTTCGTTAATATCAGATAAACCGTCATTATTTTGCAATAATAAATTAAATATCACTTTATTTTTTTTAGAAAACATTCTAAAGTCTGTAAAACCCCATTGATCGAACCATGCTTTTTTTTTGCTAAATTCGTTATCGTCTAATTTTTGTTTCTCTTCTTTTTCAATAGGCGATAATTTATCATAAAAATCTTCTGCATCTTTTATTTCTTCAGGGGAAAATATAATATTTAGATTAGTTTTAACAAACCAATTCATAATTTTAATTTTTAAGAATGAATTATGCCACTGCGCTTTTGATTTAGAAGGTGCATGTTCTAAATCATGAACGGTGTTATACATATTATATCTTTCATGTGCGTTTTCTTGAACTAAAGATTGTGGTATTAATTCATCATTAACATTATCTTGCATTTGAGAAAGCGAACTTGATTCTTCACGAACTCTTTTGCCAGTATTGTAATTTTCGGACATACTTTTATATTTAACACTCTATTTAATTAAAATATATAAATTATCTAAACACCTACTTTATTTGATATTACTGTTAATAAATTGTCTAAAGTAATACTCATTTCATATCCTTTTCCGTGTATTTTACGAGAACTACCTCTATTCTCATAATAACGATTATCATTCATACCAATAACATATTTCCAATAAGAATCGCCATTTTCATTTTCGCTTGCATCCGTGTCAATAAATAAAATAGTATTGTAAGATATATCTAATATATTTCTAAATTTTTTCATGAAAATGCAAAAGTTTTTTAACAATATTAATGAATATCCTTTATTTTGATATTCATCTTCAATCTCGATTGATAATGTATAAATACAATCAATATTTTTTGTAAGTTTAAAATAACCTATTACGACACCTTCAATAATTATTTGAGATGATATTGTAGTTTCTGATAAACTATTTTTATTACTATATTCAACAATAGTTTGAATATTTCCAATATCGTTATTGTAAGTCTCTCTGATATAATTACCTTCTGGATATAAACTCATAATATTTCTTATTCTAATATATGAAATATAGTTTAAATAATAATAATATTTTCTAAATACTTAAAAAAAATGATATTATTAATATAATATATGACTGGGAAAATAATTGCAATATGTGGTGAAAAAAGATGTGGCAAAGATGTTCTTGCAAGATATATTGTAGAAAAATATGGATATACAAGATTAGCATTTGCTGATCCTCTTAAAAAAATTGTCAAATTAATATTTGATTTTAACGATATTCAAGTTGGTATTGATGATATAAATTGTTATGGTAATGAAAAAGATACTATTGACGAAAGATGGGGAATATCTCCACGCAATGCGATGCAATTCTTTGGAACTGAAATATTTCAAAATAAAGTTCAAGAATTAATTCCAAATATTAATAAAGACTTTTTTGCAAATATTTTACTTAGAAAAATAAAAGATAATAAAACATATGTTATAAGCGATATTCGTTTTTTACATGAATATGAAAAAATAAAAAATCTTGATGTTACTATAATCCGTATAATAAGACCAACTAATAATTCAAATACCGATGAACATATATCAGAACAAGAGTTCAAAAAAATACCATTTGATATAGAAATAGTTAATGATTCTACTATTGAAAAATATATTGAAAAATATGAAGAATATAATTTATAATATTATTAATGTGATATGGTTCTTAAAAATTGATAAAAAATATATTAAATTTTATTATCAAATTCTATTTTATTAGAATTATAATGACGTGTATTCTATATGAAAAAGACATTATTTATTATGCAAAATCATTCATTCATATAAATCAATATAGTATATTATCGTGTGTATCTAAAGACTTTAATTATAAATTTGAAATAAACTCTATGATCCGTAAAAAAAATTATAAACTGATTAATGATATTTACGGTTGTGATAAAACTATCATAATAAGTATAATAGATAAGAATATACGCGATAAATATTCTTATATAAATAATAAAAACATATTTGAAATATTTGATAAAAATATTAAAAGTAAATACTTAAATACTGTAATAAATATCGGTAAATTGTATTTTATAGAATATTTTATAGAGATAATATATCATTCTGTAAATCGCAAATATTCAAGAATAGTATCTGCATTAGATAATATTTATAATTTACGTAAAAAAAGTAATGATGAAATTTATTATAAAGACTTTATATTTTGTATTGGAACGTTCATCAATTTAATAAACTATGATAATATATTCTATAAATATAAAGAAAATACTAAAATGATATGTAAGATTTCATCAATGCTCACTATATTTACACTATTAAAATATGAAAATATCAACTATTCAAATAATGCTACAGATAATAAAGATGTAAAGATTGAAGAAATATATAATTTACAAAATGAAAGATTGGTATGTATGGGTGAGTTTATAAAAAATGATAAATATATAATTTATCGCTACCCCAAGTATTTAATAAGATATATATTTGAAAAGATTGAATTATTAAAGATATGATAAACTTTATATATAATTTATATATAAAGAACAAATAATATGAATGATAAATGTTCTTTAGGTAGTATGAATAATAATTTAAAAATTATTGGACTAATATTTCTCACATGTATTCTTTTCATTGTAATATTATATTATTTCAAAAATACAATAGATGAACACAACAATTTGATAGAGAAGTTTAATAGTGTAAAAAACTATATATGTTAATAGTATTTATACAAATACATCATAAAAGAAATGAAGAAGTTCTTAACAACTATATATATATTTACTTATATCAACAATTAATAAATTGTCAAATATTTTGATAATATTATGAGTTAAAATCCTAGAGTTAAAAACTTTACAACTCCAAATTATTCAAGTAGTTTATTTACGCTTTCCTCCCAATATACCCAAACTTTCGTGTTTTTTTTCACTATTGTCATCAAAATTTTCATTTAATTTTAACATATTATTAAAAGATTCAATTAATACATCCCCTCCTTTTTTATTTTTTTTTTTACTAGTACCTCCTTTTTTATTTTCATTTACTTCATTATTATCATATAATTCTAATACATCAAGAATACTTCCACCACCCTTGCGAATAATAGGTTTTGTAATACCCAAAGGTTTGTTTGATATACCGTTCATTTTAGTTTGATTTTTACTAACTGCAGGTATTTTTGGTAATAAAACACTAATACCTTGTGTAGATTTTTTAGGATGAGATGTTGCTAATATTTTACCCTTTATTTTTTCTCCGTTCATTATTCTATATATACACAAATAATTTTAAAAAAATGATTAATACATATTATATTTTTTGTAAAATGTGCGAAAAAACACATTTAATTTCATATATAAACATAGATTATGAAAAAACACAAATATTGTACGATAATATTTGCTATATAGACGATATTAATAAAGATTATATATTAGCATATATTTTTAATAATAAATGTATAAAAAAACTTATATTTAAAAATTGGAGAAATATGTTCCGGTTTGAAATGTTAATAATAAAAAATGATAAGGGTAATTAAATAATTATATATCATCATAAAACATGACCACCAAAAACTTCGTAGTATCATTCTTAAACAGCGACGCAGGGTCTGAAGCAGTCCTTGTGGGATATAATCTCAAAATTATGGAAATTATGATGATTATCGACACATGTCCTGATTATAATTCTGCTCGTGAAAATAAACAGAATTATATATTCAATTACCTAACAAATAATCCTATGCTTATAGAGAATATTATTTATGCTTATGGCATTGAAGAAGCCTTGTCAAATTATAATATAAAATATGGTATTGACAATATAATTAACACTCATAGTAACATGACTATCAACCTCGCAACTTCTGTAATTGACAAAATAGTATGTATTTATGAAGTTGGTGATATCCGCGAACCCAGCGACATAACAGTAAAAAATGAAAATTAGTTTCAATATCATAATTCATAATTCATAATTCATAATTCATAATTTACACAATTATATATTTAATACTTTCTTTATATTTTTTATATCTTCTTTTAATGATATATTTTCTTCTTTAAGTTTTTTCATATCAGCATTCAATTCTTTTATAGCTTCTACAAAAACAGCCCCTAATCTATCATAACATATAGTTAAATAATTATTACCAGACTTTGATATTATTTTGCCATTTTCGTCTTTTATACTATCAAAAGGTGCTATTTTTACAATTTCAGGTAATACTTTTTGAACTTGTTGAGCACTTAATCCGATTTCATTTTCACATTTAAATCCATTTTCTATAGCTAATTCATTAGGAATATATCTATATCCTGATAAACTATCTATAATTTCCAATGAATTAGTAATATTAGATGTAAAAGTCTTTAATCTTTCATCTGAGTAATAACTTGTTATATTACCAGTAGCTATTATATTACCAACAACATGTAATCTTTCTATTGGTTTAATTTTTGTAATTACTCCTAATTGATCTATTATCGTATCATTGAAACTTCTTGATATATCTCTTCCTATACCTAAATAACCAATATCTGATAATATACATTCTACGTTTCCTGTTTTTTCAAATACGAAAATATCTCCACTACCTTGTTGATTACATTTTAAAGCAGCGGTAATAATGTTGGATACAATTTCTATAGCATTAAGAATTGTGTAAGCATTATTAGTTCCTGTTATATCCAAATCTCCATCAATTCTAATACCTTTTAGAAAAGTCACCTTGTCTTTAAATGTAAAACTTGAACTTTTTGGTTCAGAAGTAATAGTATAAGATGAATCTTGATCTATAAAAGTGAAGCACTTGCTCAATACACCCCCATTTATATGTTCTAATCCATTATTATCATAAAATGGTGGTATAATAGAATCTAGATTAAAATTATTTATTCTGTCTGATATAATATTAGAATTATTTTGTATAACATTGTTACCATTTATTTTAAAAACACCATTTGATGTATTTATATCTCCATATACATTTAATCTATAACTATTTGCAAGGTCTTCGATACCACCTATGGATACACTTTTATTAGTAGTTGAAGAAATAGATGGGAAAAATATAGAACCATTATTTCCAGGATCCAACCCCCATTTAGAAGAAGTTCCGCCATTTGTTAAAGAAATATTAGAAGAACTATCAATTGTAAAGTCGGTGCTTAGTCTTAAAACACCAAAACTATCACGGGTTGCTGTTTTATAACTACCAATATCGCTATATGCCAATTTATTATCACCTATTAAAATTTTAGATCCTATCTTAAGTTTTATATCTCCTCCTATATTTAAAATGTTACTATTAATATTATTATTAATATTAATATCCCATTTTAAAATATCAGATTGAGAAATTGTTTGTAAGTTATTTCCATCTATATTACCAATTAAAACACCCCCATTTATGATATATTTATCAAGTCCTGTTCCACCTTTAGTTGGATGAAGAACACCTCTTGTAATCTCTGATGCATTTATATTTGTTATAAGTACTCCATCTCCAGAAAAAGATGTAGCCCGCAATAGACCACTATTTTGATTATATAATAAATTATTATTTTGCGTGATAGTATTATTACTACTACCAAATAATATTTGAGATATTTTAACATCTCCGATTCCAGTCCCTCCTCTTTCCGGTTTTAAGATACCATTTGTAATATTTGAAGTATGAATATTGGTAATATTAGAACCATCGCCTATAAATGCTGTTCCTTTAATTGTACCGGAAACATCAATTTTATATTGCGGATTAGTATTTCCAATTCCTAAATTTCCTTTTAATAGTGTTTTGCCGTATATTTCAAAAATATTATTATTATAATTTTCAGTATTGTTAATTTTCAAATAATTTATACTTTCTGAAACAATTCCTAAAATATTAGATGTTAATATATTGCCATCTATGAAAGAATCGCCATTTATATGAAGTTTATTTAATGGCGATGAATTGTTAATTCCTATATTACCATCACTATTTATAGTGAAATAATCTATAGGTGTCCCAGTATTGTCGTTTTTTTGAATTTTATATTTTCCATCTATTGATGCTATATTCCATCTTCCTGACATTTCTATTAATATAGTTTTTTATTCTTATATTTAAATAAAAAAAAATATATATTAATAGAAATGTCTAATAAATGCGATAATGTAATATCTTTAAAACAATATGGACCAACATGTTGGTTTAATAGTCTTTTAATGAGTGTTCTTTATAGCGATGAAAGTCGTAAGTTATTACTTGAAAAGTCTAAGAAATGGGATAAAAATATACTTGTTTATCAAACAATTCATTATATTTTAAAAAATAAATATTTGAGAACAGATAATATACACAATGATTATTCGTACTTTGATAAAATAAGACCAGAAACCATTTTAAAACAATTATATAACCATAATAATAAAAAGTTTCCATTTGACCCTGAAAAATATAAAAACGACGGTTATAGGTCTGCTTTGTATATTAGGAAGGTTTATAAATTACTAGGTGTAAAAGTATTATATTTGGATAAAATAGGAAACGAATTATATTATTCAATTTACAATAATGTAACTTTATTATCATTAAATAATGGGGACGTCAAATATAGAAAAAACTTAAAAGAACTTTCTACAATTATAAAAAGTTTTCATGATCCTGATGTAATTATTGTTAACTCTAACAATTACGGAGATACATTTATATATCCTGAGCGTTACAATTTAAATAGCAAAATGTTTAAAAAAACTTTTATGAATGAAATTAAAAATATAAATCACGACGATTTTTTAACTCAAATTAACGATTTAAAAAGCAATATTAACTATAATAATGAAGAATATATTCAAGATTCTATATTATTAGCTAATTGGAATGATCAACATCCTGGAATTGGAGGGCATTCCATTACTGGAATAACTTGTAAAGGTGATAAATATGTATATAATGGTTGGACTAGAACAACAATTGATGCAAATATAGGTAAAGATAGCAAACTTGACGATAAAATACCGTGTGAATTAATGAGGTTTGATTGGGATTTGCATAAAAAAAATAATGACTTTTGTTTAAATTCCAAAAAATGTGTTTTAGATATTATGGATTTAAAAACAAGAGTTCAAAAACTATGTTTTTCTTTTAACAGTGGTGTTCGTGAAATAATATATGTTAAAAAAAATAAAAATAGTAATTTGAATATC